TCCAAGCTTTGACTCAGGAAGCAGCGGATGGGAGCCATACAACGCAGACCTTACTCAAGACTTTAACCCCCCATCAGGAGCTAAAATACACGGAGTAGCAGTAGGTAAGCTAACCCCAATAATTAACGGCAGTTCTATGATGGTATCTGATTGGCTTCCTACTTTGCCTGGGACTCAATACGCCTTTAGCATTTATGCAAGTGGGTCCGCTGCTCGTCAAGCCAAAGTAAGAATTGAGTTTTCTTCTCCGCAATCAGAAGAAAATCAAACTAAAATTTTAACAGATGTTGATGGCGCTTACTATGAAACAAACCCATACTACGTAGACTCAGCAGCACTAACATTATCTACAACTGCTACAAGACTATCGGTATCAGCAGTTTCTCCGGTGTACACACCAGACTACGGTAACTCTTTAGTTAAAGTGTCAGTGTATTTTCCTAATGCATTAGTGGGAGATGCGTTTTACTTAGACGCAGCAATGCTTACTAACTCAACACAAACAGAAATAACAACTAATTATTTTCAAGGTAGTGGGGCACCAGTGCCTGTAAATCCTTTACAAGCGCTGTACTTTAACCCTAATGACATTTCCTGGGAAAGAAGAGATCAATTAAACTTTATATCAAACTCTTCTTTTGCTACCACTACGGGGTGGACAGCTGCTTCTGGAACAACCTTTACAGTGTTAACTTCAAACCCACTATACGGAACTTATAGGGCAAATGTATCCGCTTCTGGCGGTGGATCTATCTCTACAGTAGTTACTTTACCGTGGGGAGCTGCTGTAGGGGGAGAAGACATAATTGTTTCCGCCTATGTACGAAACACTGCTGGAACTTACTCCATAAGCACAAACGGTCAAGCTGTAGGAAACTTTAAAGTATCCGAAGCTAATAAAAATGAATGGACTAGAATTTCAGTTCCTAGAGTTGCAGTTGTTGGGGAAACAACGTTTACTGTAACCATCTCTTTAACTGACGCAGGATCTGGAACAAAAGTGTTCTACGTAGACGGAGCTCAAGCTGAAATTGGAAGAATTGCAACTCCGTTTGTAAATCCAGATAATGCTGAAACTAGCACTATTCCAAATCCTGCAGACATAACTCAATCCATATATTGCGCAAACTCTTATATGGTTAACAGCGGCACAAGCTATTACGCCACTAGATACCTTGAAAAACTTTCTAGATTAAACGCAACCCTGCCTACAGTTCTTCCTATAGCAGCAAGCTGGTCTATTAATCATCCGTCTTCTTTAACAAGCTTTGAGGACACTACTGATTCCCTTATCCCCGCACCATCATTTGAAAACAGCTTAAAGGGGTGGGTACCAATGGCAGCCACACTAACCAGATCTATCTCTAGAGGTACGATGTTTGATGAGTTTCTTACTCACGGGGCAGCGTTCTGTAAAGTTGCATCTACCGCAGCGTCTGCTTTTAGTATTGGAACTGGTTTTATACCTGTAACTTCATTAACTGGCTATTACGCAGCAGTTGCTGTAAAGCCTGAGAATGAAGACGCCTACGGTAATTTTTCTTTGGCGGTTAAATGGTACGACTCTAGTTACAACCTACTTCGTACAAAAACAACGTCTTTAACTATTAACCGTCATGATCGGTGGGCGTACCTAGACGTTATTACCCCCGGGTCTAAACGAGTATCTATTACCTCAGGGTCTATAACCTCAAACGTTGCTACGGTAACTACTTCCGGAGCTCATGGATTTTCAGTGGGAGAACCAATAACAGTGTCTACCACTGGGTCATCTACAGCTTTCCCAGGGTGTTTAACCGGTTCGTACACTATCTCTGCTGTAACTACAAATACGGTTACTTTTGCAAAAACATTTGGAAATATTGCTGAAACCTCTTTGGTTGGATTAATTCTCTTTGTTAACAGTAGCGTTTCTTACGCTAAAGTAAGCGTTACAAGCACTCCTACGTCGTTGGGTGTAGGTCGTACCTTCCACGTAGACAAGGTTCTATTTAGAGAGTAGGATCCAGAACTATGACAACCTTTCTAGTAATAGCTTGGTCAACAGCTTGTGTTTTAACAGCTGTTGAAGAACTATTTATGTCCCTTGGGCGCTGGAGAGGCTTACTAGCCTTAACTATGTCCACAATAGGTACTTTAGTACTGGTCCCACTTGGATGGCCGCAGATCTTTTATGTTCTAGCCACTTCCTTTGCCGGCCTAACTTCATCTGTAGTAATAGAACAGGTATTTACCGGCCAACCAGAAAGAGCTAAACGCGGTTTGCCAAAACGGATACCACCGCTATAAAGTTATCCTCCTCAAGGGGGATAGATGAAATCAGCAAGTTCAGACCCAAACCTTTCGCTTCGTGCAAGAGGTTTATTTGCCTATTACCTTGAGGTAGGTCGAGTGTTATCTGCAGAAGAAATGTCTGCATCTGTTCCCGAAGGTAGGGATTCAATTAGAAGCGCCATTTCTGAGTTAATAGTGCATGAGTACATTTCTAGAACTAAGATCCAAGATAAATCTGGTAAATGGAATACTACTTTAGACTTTACCGACGCCTGGAAAACCGACGCCTGGGATCCAGTAACCGACGACGGCTTTTCAGGCGCTATGTACATAGACAATAGCACCACTAGTATTAGTACTAATAATAGTTATAAGTTAAAAGTATTAGAAGTACTACGTACTTCTAATACTAGGGAAACCCAAGAGAAAGAAGGTTTTGAAATGAGTTGGCCAACAATAGAAGAGCCAGAGCTTCCTAAGCGCAAAACTCGTTTTAATGCCGAGGCAGAAGATGATGTTGTTGGCGTTGTAGGCAAGGTTATAAATCATGCTGCCGTGCGCCGAGCTAAATACAAACCTAAAGAGACTTACAACCCCTTAACCGCGGTTCTAGATAGGGACGAGCGACCAGAAGAAACCTGGAGCACTAATGACCTTGTCGCGGAGTTCCGTGTATTAACCGAAAAAGTTGCACCAAACGTTCCGGCACAAGTAAACAACCAATATCTACAGAGTTGGATTAATAAACAGTTTGGAACTTATAGCACTCCACGCATAGCAGTGCTAAAAGCAATCCGTATGTTTTTTGCAGACCCTCGTTTAACTAGGGATCCAGGAATTGGATATCCTATGTGGCGTAGGTTTATAGCTTTCTACCCAACTGTTCACGGAATTGTAACTCGAGTTGCGGAAACTAATTATGAGGACGAGAATACAACTGCTCACAAAGAAAAGATGATTAAAAAGCTTAGGGGGGATTCCGAAGATGTATGACCTTAAGAATTTACCTGGAACTATGCGGGCACAGATCACTGGTGCCGGACTTCCACTAAAAACCATAGGAACTCAGTTTTCAGATCTTGATCACTCTCCAGTTATGGACGAAGTTCAAGAATGGCTTGAAAATGTGCGAAATGGTCATATTGTCCAATCAGTCGGAGAAGCCAATTGCGGGGTGGGATTGATCCTAGCGGGTGAAGCAGGTCACGGGAAGACTACTCTCGCGGCTACGGCCCTGCAGGAGCTTGTAATGACCATGCCTAGGTCTTCTTGGGGGACTTCAGAAGAGCCAATTAGACGACCTGTATTTTTTATGGATTATCCCAAACTTCTTCGCCTTCAGAAATCTCAATGGGCGGAATATAACGACGAAACACAGACGCTTCTAGACGGTATTTACGGAGATGGTCCAAAAGAGAATCTTGTCAGGGTATTCGTACTAGATGATTTAGGAAAAGAACATCGCACTATGAGCGGATGGGCTGAGAATACGTTTGATGCTCTTTTGCGTTCACGTTTTAATGCAGGGTTACCAACTATCGTTACAACAAACGTTGCGTTTGAAAACTGGGGTGGCGTTTATGGTGAACCTATGGGTAGCTTTGCCCATGAAGCTTTTATACCACTTACTGTAACATCTACCATAGGAGACCGCAGAAAATGAGAGAGACAACAATGAACTACTGGCAAATAGCACAATTCTTTCTTTCTGATACCGGCGTGCACGAAGTAGAAGTAAACCTAACCTCAGCAAAACTTAAATGTAACTGCTCTGGGTTTGAATCTAGAAACTCTTGTAAGCATGTTCGTTTTGTTTCTAACAAGATGAAAGAAAACGATGGCGTTTACCCGGTAGAAGTTTCTACCCGTGCAAGTAGAGAAGCCACTTTTGAAGCAAGTCAAAATTCCGCCAAGTTTTATAAGTTTTTGGTGCAGTACGGAAAAATAGAAGTTTTATAATCGTGCGAGGAGGCGATATCTCAAATGAGGTACCTCTTCGAGTTGTAGTCACTTTAGATTGCATCTTGAACCACCGACCAGTTATTAATAAAGTCTTAGGCTTTATACCGGTGGCAGACGAAGAGATTACTTACAACCGAATAGCTTTATCTCAGTTCTGGCGATTTGCGGAAAAGTACGGATACACCCTAGAGTTAGTCGGGTTCGACTACAGGCAAAAAGAAATGGATGGCATTCTTTCTGATCTTGATAATTTAGGGACAAACCCATTTAACTACGCTACTTCTTACAACGTTGTAGCAGACCTAGTGGCAGAACTTCCTTATCGTCCAGAATTAAAGCATGTTATTGATGTCCCCTCTCGTGGAGGACGTTATGGATCTTGGTACTTAGAAATGGGGGCAATTTAAGTGGCAGCTGACAATGAAATTAGATTGCTTTCTAGAGCAATTAGAACTAGAGACATTGCCCCAATATTAGAGTCCG